AGGTAGCTACAGTTATACATACAGGTGTTGTCACGATCTGCAGCCTTACCTGCTGTCATCATTGACCTCATACTAGGCATTACCTCAAGGCTAAGAATAGCCTCACGTACTTCCTGTAGGTCAACAGGCTTGAGCCATGTCTTTGCAATGTTCTGTAGGTATCGTTCTACTGTTTCTCCCCATGTCTCACGGCGTCCTTCATCATCTAGCCATCGTGCATAGCGGCT